TGAACGTACCTATGCAGCTTGAGGTCCACGACATTCGCGTTTAACTATCACATATGGCAGTCTTAACCTGTCAAACATTTTTCTTGCATCAACAGACATCTCATTCATGCGAACAAGGCACTCGGTTTGACTATCATACGGTCCTCTGGTGTTCTCTATAATCATACACTCAGTTGCAACCATTAAATGGCAGGCCGTTAGGACTGCATCAAACATCTTCCGCTCCTTCTACGGGCAAGTAGACTAAGTAGAAGGCTTCGCAGTTAGGGCAGGATAGGTTAGACTCGATGAAGGACTTACCGTCATCATCTTCCTGATCATGGTCGCCCCCCCAGATAAGTTCGTGCCTGCAATGCCAACAATTCATTCTACTTCCCCCCAGTTATCGACCAGTGCTGTGTCCACCTCGAACGGAATGTTTAGGTTTGGTACACAGGTAGTCATGATTTCAGATATCCGTTCGGCCTGTTCCTTGTTTTCTATATTAAAGCACAGTTCATCATGCACTGTCAGCATCGGAGTTAGTCCCTCTGCATAGCAGTCCACCATCGCCTTCTTTGTCTGGTCGGCACTCGAACCTTGGATCAGCCTGTTCAAAGCCTTGTATGTAAAGGCACGTTTGATTGCCGCCTTTCCGCCATATTCTTTTGCCGCCTGCTCTAATGGCATAGCCTTGCTGTAGCCGTATGACTTAGGTTGCCACATATTGAAGCGACACTTCCGTCCCAGCCACGTTCTGATATGCCCAACCTCTTCTGCTCTACGCATAGTCATGTCAGCCATACCCTTAACGAACGGCACCCTGTCGTGATACTTAGCAAGAAGGTGAGTAGCTTCCTCATCTGTGATATCCATCACACCTGCAAGCTTGGCTTTACCCATGCCATACATGATACCAAGGTTGACAGTCTTAGCCTGCTTACGAGAAATACCTGCGATGTCTGCAACCATTTGGTGAAAGTCAGCATCGCCATCATGGTACATCTGCACCACGCCATCAATCTGTGGGTGACGGTGTACGCCTTTTAATGTAGAACAGTAGTGAGCAAGCCAGCGTGGTTCTTGTGACGCATAGTCGAATGAACCCCACTTGCATCCCTCTTCTGGTATGAACAGCCCACGGATCATAGCTTTGATCTCCGGGTCCCGTGCCGGAATCTGCTGCAGGTTCGGGTTGCTTGAAGAAAATCTACCCGTTACAGTGCCACCCTCGTCGGAACGCAAAGGATTAAAGTCACAATGGATACGCCCCTTATGAGAGTGCTCAAGAATAGTTTCGATAAAGGTTGTGTTGGCCTTGTTAAACTCTCTAATCTTTACAATCTTCTGCGCCAGAGGATTGTCATGGTTCGCAAGAAACTGTTTTGTAAAGGCGGGAACCCCAGTCTTCTCTGTCCTATCATAAGACAACCCGACGGCATCAAACGCCTTTGCTATAGATGTGGCGACCCACGGTTCAATAGTTACACCCGTTTCTTTCCGCACATCCTCCGTTAATTCTTTCTCTCGGCGCAGTAATTCTGTCCGCGCCTGCTCTGCTTTATCGATGTCAACTCGCACACCATTCGTCTTCATGTCCAGGAGCACAGGCATCAGGCTTGACTCAAGCTGGAATATACCAGTGCATTCATCCTTGACCATGTCAGCGCGTAACCTGTCCCAAAGTCTCAAGGTAACAGCGGCATCCTGTTCTGCATATGCCCCGACTAAGTGAGACGGTAGCCGCCACATGCCTCCCTTTGGGTCCACACCAAAGGCAGACGCCGCCGCTTTTAAAATCTTCTCATCCTTACGCTCACCCAGATACTCACGAGCCAAAGAGTCTAGGTTGTAATACATCCGGTTCTCGTTCAACAGCGGCGCGGCTATCATGGTATCGACTATCGGACCTTGAACCTCGATTCCTGCCCAACGTAACCAGCCAAGGTCATACATCGCATTGTGCATGACCTTCTCAATGTGAGGTGTCTCCATCTGTTTCTTCAGCCAAGTAAAGACTTTCTTCTGTGAGAAGTTCTCGCCGCTCTCATGCCGGATAGGAAAGTACCCTTGGAAATCTCCAGCCGCAACAGCTACTCCAATGATATAGCCATCATCTCTACACCAGCCCGGCCCCAATGTCTTGAGGTTTGGGTCCCGTGTCTCAAGGTCAATGGCGATGCGCTCTTGCCCAGTAAGGTCAGGGAAAGATGATGGTGGAACCCATTGCTTTTCCGTTCCTTGGATAGCAGCGTCTTTCATGTCTAAATCTAGGATGTCCATTTGATAGCTCTCACTCATTATCATTTATGATCTCGCCGCCCAATGCAGCGTATCCAATGATATCAACCCACGAGTCATCCTTGGTTATGTCTTCTGCCAGCCGTGCCAACTTGACACCAATCATACATGCCGCCACCTGTTCTGCAGTCACCGCTCTGTTAAGTATAACACTCCATATAGTAGCGATACGCTCGTGGTTAAACTTAGCCGGCCCATAGTCCTTGGCTCTCGGACCATTGATTAGCTCTGCGGCAGTGTCGATAAAATGCTGTCGGTCTTTCATATTTTAAATCCATACATTGATTGTGATTCGATAATGTGCAGTGCTTTCTTGGCACGAGTAGCCCCGACGTAGAACGTCCGTATCTCGGAGTCCTGATCAGGGCTTTCTGCACATGGCTTGGAGGAGTCTAGTAGTAGGGCGACGTTATCCGCTTCTCCACCCTTTGCTTTGTGGATCGTCGATATCTTGATCCTCGGCTTGTTCGTCAGAATCTTCTCGCCCATCCGTCTCACTGAGGAAATATATATTCTCTCCCTCTCTGAAACTTTGAGCGCATCGTACCACGGCATCTCGGCGGAGACGTTCGTAGTAAAGTTCTCTCTTATGCTTTCTAGATTGTAGGTTAGTTCGTTGTCGAGCGTGGCAAGCTTCTTCCTTCCAAACTTGGTCACGATATCCGACTTTAATAATGTAGAGAGAATCCTCAATTCCTTCGCGGAGAGATATATTCCTTTGCATAGCTTTAGCCAAACCTCAATTCCAGTTAATACATTTGGTGAGATAGACCAACCGGAACCTTCACGCCAGAACAGGTAACCCTGCTCTTTGAGATCTGTTGCAATCTTGTTCGCGATGTAATTAGTTCTAGCAAGGATAAGCCACTCGCCGTTGGTTAGGTCTAGACCAAGCATATCATGATGCCAAACTACAACTCCAGCCTCGTCTTTGGGCATCCATACCTTTTCCTGCCGGGTACCCAGTTGACTTACCATACTGTCCGCGACGTTATAAATATTTCTAGGAAGACGATATGATTTATGCAGAATTGTTTTATTATCTGATGCGTTAAGGAAGTCCTTCACATCCACACCCATCCAAGAATAGATACACTGATCATCATCACCAGCAAAGTAAACCCGCTTGGCCCGTGGCTTCATCACATCGTGTATCATCTTCCACTGCATAGGTGCTAGGTCCTGTGCCTCATCAACAATAAGCACATCAAGCAAGGGGGAATCCCCCTCGTCTATGAACCTCTCAATCATATCTACAAAGTCTAGCTTACCCGTATCTTTCTTGTAGTCGAACAGTGCTTTGTTCACTACCTTCAACTGCTGAAAGTAAAGCCTTCTGTCGTTAGCATCGCTGAACTGCTGCTCAAGACTAACGCCGCGCACCCGTGCTAACTGTATCAAAGACAGATATGCATCACCTCCTTTGCCGGGGCTAAACAAGTTGCCATCAGCCATAGTAACAGAAGAGTTGGAAGAAAACTCTAGGCCCAGCACCTTACCCAACTGATTATAGTCGGAGCCCTTTAGAACCTGATTGGTACTAAGACCTAAGTTCTGAAACGCGAAGCTATGTAAGGTGCGGAACCATACCATCTGGTCCGAGCCCATGTTTAGAGCCGCCGCTGAACGGTCACGCGCTTCCTCCGCCGCCTTACGGCTGAAGGATACGAACGCAATGTTCTCAGGCTTAGTTCCGTTATCAAGCTCCTGCTTAACAATATTAATAAGCGTTGTTGTTTTGCCCGTTCCTGGGGGACCGAAGATAGTTGTCTGCATTAGAACGGCACCTCACTTTCAATCTCGATACCCGGAACTTGGACCTCGGAACTGAAGGATGGAACCCACCAGACACGCATCTCTTTTCTTGTTCCAGATGTTGTCTCAAATCTCTTCTTACCATTAGCTACATTACTGCCATTAAGTTCTTTCAACCGCTCCTGTATCTGACCTCGGCTATAGCTGTCAAACTTCTGACCTCTCAGGAACCTAATCAAAGACTCAATCTTAAAGTATGTAAGACCTTCGTCATCGTCTGTAAAAGGCTTGCCAATAGATATCTCTTCTGCTGACTGAGCCTGCACCCTGCCATCACAGTAAGACTCAAGAAGGTCCATGAACTGACCCTTGTATGTTAGTTCTTCTGGCACCTCTATCTCACTCATGTCCTGCATCATTACGCCAACAAGCTCTTGCCAGTCGCCTACCTTCTGCAGTGGCGGCATCACATGTATCTGTTCCATGCAAGCCTTTTGAAACTTCTGCGGTGTTTGTAAGTCATCAGTTGTAAGTTCAACCCGTTGACCAGCCACATCACAGAACCAAACGGGAGGCTCTGACTTGACAACACACAAACCTGTTATGTCTACATGAGCAACATGGCTACCTATACCAAACTTCTTTGTCTTACACAGGCTCTTGTTGCAGAAAGACTTCAGCGGTTCCTGTTCACACGGGAACCCATACTCTTTCTTCTCGTGCTGAGACTGTATGACAACGATCTCAGAAGCTGGCAAAGGTGGTGAAGCATACTTGTTGTTGATTTCTTCAAGGCGTTCTTTCCACTTCTCTGGTTGTTCTTTCTTACAGCCCACCGCCGCCGCAAACATCACAGTATTCCGGGTCCCTTCGGGTATGCCTTGTGCAAACATGCATGACAGGCATGGGGACCAGTCAGCGAACTCATCAACAGGCTCACCAAATGTCAGGTCAGTGAAAGCTTTGGGAGTTACTCTACGTTCTTCTACTAGGTCTAAGAACTCTGTCAGGTCTGCTTCTTCGCCGTTGGCGAGAAGTGCATAGCGCATCGTCTGTTCCGAATCAAAGTACGGAAGGTTAATAAAGTTGCCAACATCACCGCGCTCGACAAGAATCTCTTCTTGCTTTGGGAATATCTCACAACCACCGTACCCCAGATACGATGCAATCTCTGATGCTTTATCACGAAACACTCCTGCACTCATGTACTCTGTAAAGAAAAAATATATGTGTGCGCCGCCTGACTTAGACCGACAGGTAACACATGGTATGTCTAGGCCCTGTAACTTCTTATCTAAAGCAACAAGGTCTAACGGATACTGGTCAATGTCTAGTGCCCCGAACCTACACTTGTTTTCTTCATTGATTGGGATAGAACCCACCCCGCTTTTACCTTCGAGGTGAGAGACAATTAATTCTATAGTGAGAGGTTTACGAACGATGAAAGATTTAGCCTTTTGCTTACCGGCCCGTCTCTCTTCTGATATTTGTGTCTGTCCATGTGCCGCACTGAACCCCTCAAATGCAGCCATGAACCGTGTAGCTTGGTTCATCTACTATTACTCCAACAGGTAAGGGAGGAGCAGGGTTAGTTGATACCTAGACCCTGCTCCAACTGTTTTAAAACGGCACGTCGTCTGCATCAGATGGATTAGCTGAACTCATCTCATCTGAAGTAGCGGCGCTGGTTTTAATCTCACCTGCTTGGAAGTCATTGTACATCTGCTTTGCTTCTTGAAGCACAGCCATTGGCACATCAGTCATCTCAGCTTGAGCGACTGCGAAGTTGAACCACGAACCTTTGTCGTTGGACTCTTGAACAGTGCTCAGTGTCCACGGCGTTGCCCATGTTGGAGGGTTAAACAATCCCTTGGTTGGGTGCATAACCTTCAACCCAGCCCGTCTTGTGTTCCACTGCTTAGACACTTTCATCTGTGTCTTCTTCATGTCGCACACCAACTGGCTGGTCAAGCCATCTTCATTGTATGCAAGCACAAGGTACTGAGCCGAACGCACTAGCTCGTTGCCACTGGGTAGCATTTCAAATGGACCGTTGCGTGTGGTCTGACGGATGTCAGGGCTGTTTGGATCTATTTCACCCATGAACCCGCCGCCGCTTTCACGAAGGCCGAACTCAAGGAACTTAGTCTGAAAGGCACAGACTAAAACCTTAACACCTGTGTCAGCTTCCCAGTATTCCCCGGTCACTGTGTTAAAGATGTCACCTGCTGACGCGCCCTTAATAAACTTAGGGTCCGTCTTCAAAAGCTGTGGTGATAGC